ATTAGGATCGATGGCAAGTATTTACTTTGTGTCTGTTGCTGGTATCGTATCTGTGTTTTTTGGGGCAAATGCTTTAGCGAAAGGTAAGGATAAATGATTGGATTAGGATTGATAGGTCAAGTTGCCGATCTTGCTGGCACTATGATCGAAGGCAAAACTGCTGTGAAAAAAGCAGAGGCTCAAACTAAAATGAAAATAGCTACAGGCGAGATCGATTGGGATATTGCCGCTATGAAAGCTACTGAGAATAGCTGGAAGGACGAGTGGATTACATTGCTGTTTAGCATACCCCTCATTCTGGCTTTCTGTGGCGATTGGGGAAATCAAATCGTGCAGGATGGTTTTGCCGCTTTAACTAATATGCCAGCTTGGTATCAATATAGTCTTGGTGGAATTGTAAGTGCATCAATTGGGATGCGTGGTGTAAGTAAATATTTCGGGGGTAAAAAATAATGTCACTGGTTGAAAATATTAATAAGCGTAAGAAAAACAAAACGTCGCGCTCCAAATCCAAATCAACTATATCTGATAGCGCATATAAAAATATGACTTCTGGTTGGAAAAAAACCAAGAAGAAAAAGAAAACTGCAAAAAAGAAAAAGGCATAAACATGAGTGAAGCAATGAAAAAGCTCCAAGAAAAAGTTGGAGCAGGCGCTGATGGTCACTTTGGCAAAAACACGGCTAAGGCCATTGCCCAGCATTACGAGCTATCAAATGAAAGAGCCGCACACCTAATGGGTCAGGCAAGCCATGAAAGCGGTCACTGGCGGCATACAAGAGAAAATCTGAACTACAGTGCCGAAAGTATGATGCGCGTATGGCCTAGCCGTTTTCCTGATCTGGCGTCATGCGAAGGATATTCACGAAATCCAACGGCACTGGCAAACAAGGTTTATGGTGGACGCATGGGTAATAATACAGAGACTGATGGCTCAACTTACATTGGTCGTGGTTTTCTACAATTAACAGGTAAAAATAATTACAGGGCATTTAGCTCTGATATGGGCTTGCCTGAGATTATGACAGATCCAGATCTGGTGGCTACAGATTACGCATTTGATACTGCACTGTGGTTCTTTAAAAATAACAAATTATTTAACATCGCAGACGATGGTGTTAACGACGAAACAATTTTAAAAATCACACGTCGGGTCAATGGTGGCACTCATGGGCTTGTAGATAGAACTGGTGAAACAAACAAAATCTATGAGTGGCTCAACGCATAACAATAAAATCGGTAGAGCTGGTGAATTTCTAGCTCTATCGAGATTATCATTCGCTGGCATTTCCTGCATCTTAGTCCAACATGAGATTGACGATGCATACTTGAAGACGCCAAGCGGTAAATTACTGACTTTACAGGTCAAAACAGCCAGCAAGAAAACAGGAAATGCAAGGCAGTATAGGTGGAACACACAGCCTCTTGGTAACAATAAAAAATCTGATGTGTATGCTCTGGTGGCGTATGACATCAAGAAAATTTATTGGGCTAGGGGTGACGATCCCATAATAAAGAAAACGTCAACTCGATTATATCCAGATCAGTTTGTAGATGAAGAAAAATTATTAAATCAAGTAATAAACAGCTTCATAGATTAAATAAACTTCTTGATGATTTGCGCTGTTAGATTTATTTAGACGTGTGGGTAGTATCGGGCATGAAACTACCCACACGATATATTTATTTTAGCTTGAAGTAAACGTAACGCAGAGACTTAGCGCCAGCGTTGCCAATAATTGGCGTTGTTTTCTCGTAAGCACGATCAACTAATTTTTGACGATACATAACATTAAGCGTCCACGCCACATCAGATACACCAATAGAACTGCTTAACGCTATCATAGTTGTCGTGTATCTTTTATAACTTTTCATATGCTTTAGAATAGCGTCATACTTCTTTTTCGGAATAGGCTTGATCTTACGAAGATCGCTATCAGTAATAAAATTTTTGTGTGAAGGCTTGTTAACTGTAATCTGGCGCGGCCTCTCAAAAGTTTTATTTATTTTATTTCTGAGGCCACGCTTGATTTGCTCTTGCTCAAAATTGTATAGCAAGTGGGAATACATGATCTCATATTTAAATGTAGGCTCATCCCTCATTGCTTGTGCGACTTGTTCTTTCGTCGCATAAGCGAAAGTTGGTGTTCGAGGTTGTTCAATATTGCCAATTGCTCCTGCATCATCCAGATGTAAAAGCTCCTCGTCCGAACTTCCTTGCCCTTCAGATCTTCCTGCACATTTTCGTTGAGCTTGATTGCCCTCGTCACGGCTTGGTAACAATCTTTGGTTTTCATTTAAATTCTCCTCATTCATCATTTTCACGCCTAACAAATTTTCCTTGAGCATCCAGCGCTGGGATTAGCCTGTTAGGTTTTTCTGGCATCTCTGGCAGTATCAAGCCAGTGCCAGCGCAGTTTGTGCAATCAGCTTTTTCATACAGGTAAGTTTCATGAAAGATATTATAATCTTTTTCAAATAGCGTTTCGCCTGCGCCATCACATTCTGGGCATGGGTAATATTTACTTGCCATTGGATAATCCCTTCGGTCTGAGTTTTGGTACAATAAATGACGAGCTGATGTAGCTTGTCTCGATGCACTGAGCCATGCTGTCCATTTTTTCATATGGCTTGTAGACTGCTGGCAATGCTTCACCACATTCACGCGCACTGCGATAGAGCGTGGTGTCCTGTAGCTCCACGCCGCCAATGACATATGTGAGAACGAGTGTTGTGTAAAATGTCATACTATTTCCCTTTTCTTAACAAATAAGTAATCGTTCTTTTTGTTATGCAAATTAAAAGATTTTAATGTTTCATATTTAATATCTTTTAAATCTGTATTTAACTGTAAACCAAATTCACTTAAATATAATTTAAAATCGGTTAATGATTTTTTACCAAAGTTTGGAAAACTTAAAAAAAATTTATCGGATCTCAATATTACATCATAAAAATATATAGGGTTACGAATGCTTTTATTTTTTTCTGGTTTGCTATATGAAAACAAACTATTACCAACCATATGATTTAAGCATCCCCAAACGCGATTTGGGAAAAAACCTTGCTCAATCGTGCTAAATAATAATTTATATAAATATGGATCTGAGCTTTCAAGATTATGAAATAAAAATATTTTAAGGCTTAATTCATCTAAACTATTAATTGCAGATATAGTTTCAATGCGATCTGTGTAAACTTTATTTTCAATTACTAATTCGCCCTTATCAACTGTTGGCTCAAACGATGGAACAAATGGTGTTTTCGTTGGGGAAATTGTCTCTATAACTTCACCTAATTTTTCCCTGACACTGGCAACATAAACTGGATCAAACCTATCAATAGTAATGTAAGTGCAAATGTACTTACACCCACCATCTAATTTATCTTTATAATTTGGTATAATTTTTGCATACACCTCATCTGCTGGTTCTATCCAATCCAGATGCTTAAAATCTGCTAAAAGTTTTTTAGGCAAAAACACTTGGTCATGCTCATCTTTGGTAAAAGCAAAACCAAAGCCATGCTCATGTATTGATTTAATAATTAATGTTTGCATAGTCATCTCCCTAGCTCCTTTGCAGTAACTGTTTTCATAAAGGTGTCTTGCTTACTGAAGATATGAATAGGCTTCTTTGTGTACTTGCAGAAATCTTCAGCTTGCTTGAGTGCATCAGCCTTATGTTTATAAAACCTCTCCCAATCCCAAGGCCAATAGTTATCGACACCTAGCTCATCGACTTCGCCTACTTTCCAAAGCCCCTTATTATTCCAGACAACTAATGCGTTAGTCATCCAGTGATCTTCTCTTTTATCACCTGTCTGCATTTTATTCTCCTAAGTTAATGTTAATAAATTGATCCAGAAAAACTATAATCTCTGGAAGGTGGATGGCGGCTAGAGCAAAAATTGCTATAGCCAAACCATCAATGATCATTGTGATATTCATGATTAGATCCTTATTAAAAGTTGTAATCGTAGAATTTGCGTGGTTCAGTGTTTAAGCTGTGACGCCCAGCCGCTGAGTGAAAGTAACCATCTTTACGCATTCTTGCGCGAATAACGCCACCATCTGGAATAGACTTGTAATTCCATTTTTGGCTGTGTTGATTAGTACAATGACCAGCATAACCACCAGAAACAATTTCTGGCTTCCAGTTTGGATCTAGCTCTGCATGAACTTGGCGAAGCTCAATAGTTTTAGGTGACACAACACGAACTATTTCATATGGCTCTACATCGCTGTAACCAACATGATTAGCGTGTGTATAATCAATGGTGTCTAAAGCATAAACATATGTTGTAGTATAAGGTGAGCGACTACTAGATGCTGGTAGCTGTTTGATTATATCTCTTGCCTCTTCAAAAGTTGCAAAAGTTGTTGTTATATCGTGCGTTGTTTCAACGCGATTAGATCTAGAAGAACGAAAGTATCTATGATCTGTAAAT